CCCGCTTGCCGAGCAGGTAGGCGATGACGTCGTGCACCACGTCCTCGGCCTCGGCGCCACAGATGCGACGGGCCCGGCGGATGGCCACGGCCCGGTGGGCGAGGTACACGGGCAGGATGTCCTCCACGGTGACGATCTCGTGGCGCTCCGTCAGCCCGGGGCGGCGCTGGTGGGTGTCGTAGAGGCAGATTCGCTGGTGGCGCCCGCCGCGCACGCCGCACTCCGGACACTCACGCTCCCAGCACGGCTCGCAGAACTGCCGGCGCGTCGCCCCGTCGCCGCGCCCCAACTCGACACCGCACCCGCGGCACGGGCGCGGCTTGCCGATGGGGCACGACGCGGAATGGCTCCCGCCCGGCCGGCTGCAGGTGCGGCATTTCTGCTGCGCCCGGCAGGCTTCGCAGAACTTCACCAGCCCGCTGCCCTTGCCGAGAAAGATGAACAGCGCTCCGCACAGGACACACCGCTTCGGGGTGGCGTTCCGCAGGTCGGCGCCCCGCGGGATGGCGCCATTCAGGTGCACGACGTCGCCGAGCCGGACCCGGAAGGGCGCTGGGGCGGGGCGCTCCTCGGGCTCGGCGATCACCGGCCGGTCGGAGGGCCGCATCATCGCGCCCACCACCAGGCCAGGAGTCGGCCGAGCATCTCCGCGAGGGTCCAGCCCGACGGGAGTCCTACCAGCACGCCCGCGACGAGGTAGAGCGCGAGGCGCGCCATCACCCGAGGGTGGGGATGCGCTCCGGCAGGGCCGGGAGGTTCTCCTTGCGGCGGACTTCGTCGAGGGTCAGGATGCGGTTCCGGAGCGCGATTTCGTAGGCCTGGTAGCGCCCCATGGTGTCGGTGGCGAGCAGGCTATCGGGCAGGTGCTCGGCGTAGAGCGTGCGGCGCTCGACGGGGCCCAGACAGGCGTGATTGACGGCGGCCCCGATGCGGGCGAGCCAGGGCCCCAGGGTGTGCTTGAGCAGGCGCAGCGACTCCAGCTCGCTATTCGAGTAGGTCATGCTGCCCTTGATGTCGGCCCCGATCATGTGGGGCGGCACCCCGAAGATGCGGGCGACCTCCTCGGTGGTGAACCGGCGCGAGTCGACGAACTGCGAATCCTCGTGCGAGATGCCGATCGGCTGGAACTTCAGGTCCTCTTCGAGGATCAAGGTCCGGTGCCGGCGCCCCCTGGTGGTCTGCGACTCCGCCAGGGCGGCGCCCAGGCGCGCAAGGGACCCATCGTTGAGCCGGTTGGGCGTCGTGAGCACCCCTTTGGGAGTGGCCGCATTGGCGAAGAACTCGCCCCCGTAGCGCTCCATGGCCAGGCCAAGGCCGAGCGTGTCCCGGAACGTGGTGATGATGCTGCGCCCGGTGTAGCCGTCGTCACTCATGGGCCCCGGGATATGGAGCATGCCGGAGGCCTCCACCATCTGCGTCTGTCCGCCGACGGCAACGCGGTAGCGCAGGCGCCCGGTCCGGGTGACGTCGGCATGGACCCGGTCCGGGTTGACGTACCAGAGGGCGCGGACCCGGGCGTCGTCGTCACGCGTCAGGGTGGCGTAGGCGTTCCCGCGCAGGAGCAGGGCCGTCACCATGGCTTCCCAGAACGCCACCACGGATTGCACCGGATTCGGCCGGTCGTGAAGGACGTCGTAGAGCGGTTGATCGGTGGCGCGCTCGCGGCCGTCGTCGGTGCGCCGGTAGAGCACGAGCGGCATGCTGGCGATGCTCCCGGCGATGAGCACGACGCAGGCCCATACGGCCGTCAGGCCAGCGGCCCGATCCAGCGAGACGGGTTCGCCGCTACTCGTACCGTGGCCAGCGCCGTAGAGGCGTTGCAGGGCGGGGTCCGCGTAGTCGAGGGCGCGGCGCTCTCCGCCGAACCAGGACCGGAGCCAGTCGAGCATGGGCTAGACGCCCGGGGTGACGTCGGCGCCGTCGAGCGGCACCAAGAGCCCCACCCAGCGCAAGGCATCGAGGGCGAAGGGGGGGATATTGGTGATCAGCGACCCGCGGGGCGCCACCGTCTCGTACCCGGATTGATCCACCACCACGAAATACTCCGTGGCCATCCAGATCACGGGATGATCCCGATGAGCCGGCCGAACGACTCCGGGTGCGTCACCTGCATGTCGAAGCGCAGGTGGCCGAAGTACCCGTACTGATAATTCCCACGGTACAGCTCCCGGGCGACCTCGACTTGCATCTCGGTTCTGAACCCCAGCATCATTTGCGACCAGTCGCCGAGGTAGAGCGTGCTCGCGGTACTCGCGCCGCCTTGCGTCTCCGCGATGGAGACGTTGGCCGTCTGCAGGAAATTCCAGCCCGCCAGCACGGGCGGCCGGGCCAGCGGCGCGTTGGTGGTGGCTTCCTTGAACTTCGCGATGGTGGCCAAGGTCCGCGGCGCCATGATGGCCGTGGTGACGTCCGTCACGTTGTCGGCCCAGAGCAGCGCGAGCAGGTCGAGAATGGGATCGTAGGACGTGAGCGCGGCGCCATTGGTACCCTGCGACACCTCGTTCACGTTGGTCGTGGAGCGCAGCCCGCGCGGTTGCGGCGGGGTGCCCGAGCCGGCCAAGCACACGCGGTCCACCTCCACCGCGAAGGACCGCACGAGCGAGGCCTCGATCATCTCGCCGATGTTGATGGAGTCCTCAAGCAGCTCACGCGAGACCTTGGTGAACACGTCCAGCGAGCGCGGGGTGAACGTCACGGCCTCGAAGGTGGGATCGGACTCGGCAACCGCGGCATTCTCGGCGCGCCACGCGGCCGTGGGGTCGGCGAGTAGCCGCGCGATCTTCACCACGTCGCTGGTCAGCGGCACGGTCTGCGCCCCTGCGCGGACGACGGCCAGGGCGTTGCGCAGGCGATCGATCCAGCGCGCCATCAGGACGTCCGGGACCGTGTAGCCGCCGGCCGAATCGGTGCCCTCGCTCAGCGCGCGCTTCTCCAGCTCGTTCCGCGGGCCCGTGATGAGGGCGCGGAGCACGTCGCCAAGGCGCAGGGACGCGAAATCGGCCGGATGGCGGGTGCGTCCCTCCGCCCACGAGCGGAACGAGTCACCCGGCGCGAGCACGCGGACCTCGCCATCGTCGGGGACGTCGCGGCGCTCGGTCACGACGGGCGGCACGGGCGGGATGGGGTCGGCCACGGGCGGGGTGACGATGACGGACTCAGGCATGGGCGGGGTCTCCTGCTGTTGGTGGTGCTCCAAACTGCGGAGCGCGGCGACGTGGGTTTGCGGATAGGCCGGCCACACGGCGCCGGCTGAAATCTCGCGAATCTGCATGCTCGTGACGGTGCGCGTCGGCGGGGTCGTGCGGAGGTTCCACTCGTCGACCGCATGGGTGAACCGGAAGCTGGCGCCGGTCACGTCGCCGCGGGCGACCGATTCGACGAGGGCGCGCTCCGACTCGGGCGGGGTGATCTCGAAGCGGAGGCCGTCGGTGTCCGCCTCAAGGCGTAGCGTCTTCGCCGACAGGCGCCCGAGCACGTGCAGGGGATCGTGATTCCTGAGCGCGACGATGTCGCCGGAGGCCTCCAGGGCGCGGCGGACGGCGTCGGGCGCGATGACCTCGCGGAAGCCGCCCAGGTCCTCGCTCAGGACTCCCGTGCGAATGGCGTAGCCGACGAGTCGGGGCGCGGCGCCGGTGGTGTCGGCGCGCAGGCCATCGAGGGTGCGGACCTCGAACTCGTCGGGCATGTGGCCGCTATCGTACTGCCAGTGACTTGCAAATAACAAGTTACCAGTCGACCAGGATGGGCCCCCGGGTGTTGTAGACCGAGCCCGGCGATGCGACCAGCGCCCGGGCCAGGGCGGTCACCAGGGCGGACACGCCGTCGATGCGCTCGTGACTGCGCTTCTTCGAGGGCTTCACGTTGCCGTTCCCGTCGACGTCGGCCACGGCGTTCGAGACGCACCACCGGAGCACTGGATTCCCGTCGTGGTGGAGCGTCCCGGAGAGCACGAGCTTTTCCAATTCCTTCGAGGCGCTGGTGAGGTTGGCCATGGTCTGCGCGACCTCGACGGCGGGCACGCCGTCCTGCTGGAGCTTGGCCACGAACCCCTTGGCATTCCACGG